CCATGGGTCGGTTTCCTGGTTGGCTGCCGGCGGCGCCGTTCCTCGGCGGCGGCCTTCAGCCATGCGGTGTCGATGCGGCGCAGCGCGTCCACTTCCCACGATGTCAGGCGGCGGCCGGTGAGCCGCGCCCAGGCGTCGAGGGCTTCCCACGACAAGGGCACGTCGCCGGCCTGGCGCCCTGCGTTGAGGTCCATGAACCACCGCCACAGGTGCGTGGCCTCAGCCGGCACCTCGGGCGGGGTCAGGTCGGGATGCGCCTTGCCGGTGACCTGGCGGAAGCGGGTGAGCTGCTGGTGTCGGGTGGAGCCCTGCTCGTCGGGCATGTGCATCCGCACGGCCCAGCCGGCGAACGCACACAGGCCGTCGATCAGGGCGTCAGAAAAAGCCCCCGGTCACCGATGGCGGCGGCCACCTGTTCGCGCACGACGGGGAAGCGGGCGTAGACCATCCGCACGTTGTCGGGCGTGAAGGCCAGCGGCGCGCCGTCGAGTTCGATGCCCTCCCACGCCAGCGTGGCGGCCACCATCAGGTCGGCGTCGCGCGCTTCCTGCCGGCGCTTGGCCTCGTCGTCCGGCACCTTGGCGCGCAGGTCTTCCAGCCGCGCCCGATGGGCCGCTTCGACGGCGGCCTTAACCTTCTCGGCGTCGGCGCCCAGCACCTTGATGCGGATGCCGGTCGGCTGGTTCGTGCGCGGGCTGATGATGTCCACCCAGGCGCCGGCATTGGCGCCGGCCACCACGTCGAGCTTCGACAGGTCCATCAGGCGCTCACCGTCGAGTCGATCAGCACGATGGACGTGCCTTCGAGAGCGCCATTCGACCCCACATACCGGCCGCCGCTGAAGTCGGCCGACACGGTGTAAGCCGGGCCGTCTGCCGCCTTCGACATGCTGTTGAGCTTGACGTTCGGCAGCTTGATGATGAGAAAGTCGCTCGCGGCGCTGCCGTCGGCCGTGAGCACCAAGGCCAGCGGCGCTTCCTGCTCGGTGTCGAACGGCGTGATGAGCGCGTTGCCATCGAACAGGGCGGAGAAGCTGCCGGTGATGCGGTTGCCGCCGCGGAACACGTCGGGGCTGACGTTCGCGCCGATCACAGGCTTGACCTCGGCCGCAGTGTCGAGCGTGAGCTGCATGCCCGACATGACCGCGGAGATGTTGCCGTTCCACCAGATGCGGCCATTCGGGCCGGCCAGGTAAGGCCCGGTCGGAGAGGCGGCGGGGGCGCTGAAATACTGCGCGGTGCCCGGCGTGCCGTCGATGCCGACGAAGTTGAAGGCGACGGTGGCGATGCCGTTGGGCGTGATGTCGAAGGCCACCGACGACACGATGGCATCCTTGATGCGCATGTTGCTCGGCGCGTCCGAGTGCCAGTCGTCGATGGTGAAGTAGTCCTTCGTGTGGCCGCTGGCCGGGATCTGCAGGCGGCGACCGGGCACCGAGCAGGTCACGCTGTCGCCGGCCGCCTTCGGCGCAACGGCAGTGCCGTCGAGGAAGATGCCGGTGATCTGCGTGGCCGTCACCGCGGTGATGAAGAAGTTCCGGTTGTTGTTGCCCGTGGCCGTCGTCAGCCAGCCAGTCCAGCGCACCATATCGCCGACGCGGAAGCCGTCCGTCAGGAAGCTGCCGGTGGCGCGCGTGAACTGCGGCGGGCTGGCCGCTGCCGTCACGTTGGAGATCGGCCCGGTCGTGGCGTTGACCGCCCAGGCCGCATTGAGCGCCGCCGCGAACAGGTCGTTGTGGCCGCCGATCTGCAGCTCCTGGTCGAGCGTGAACAGGCCCGAGCGCAGGCCGTGGCGCGGGTTGCCGAACTGGCGGTCGGGGCGGATGCTGTTCGACTCGAAGGCCTCCTTGTTCAGCCCGCCGGCACTGGCTGGCCGGTGGTTGTAGAGCTTGCCCGCGTTGGTCGCGGCGAGCGTGCCCAAGCCGGATTGCTTGCCGATGGCGATTTGGCGGGTTGCGACGTCAGCGATGCCCATGGTGTGCCCCTTTCAGGCGTGCAGAAACACAAAGGGCGCCCGAAGGCGCCCCGAAACAGACTGCCGGCCGCTGCCGGTCAGGTGGTGAAGATGTCGGCGTAGTAGGGGACCGACACGTCGATGACGAATCGGTCGTCCTGGATGCGCCCCGGCGAGATGGCCGGGGTCAGGTCCACGATCACCGTGGCGCCTGCGTTCGTCCAGGTGCTGCCGCGGCGGAAGCGGGCCTGGATCAGCTCGGCCCGCCACATGGCCGGCTGGGTGCCGGCGTTGAACGGGTAGTGCAGCGACACCTGCATCACGCCCACCTCGCGGCGGTGCTGCGCGCCCACGGCCGGGTTCTCAGGCCTGGCCGGCAGCATCACGACGCGCTGGTACGGCGTGTCCTTGGCTGGCGGCGTGAAGGCGACGTTCTCGTAGGCGGTGACGAGCGCGGGCGTCAGGCCGTTCAGCCCGACCTCGAGCGCGGCGCGGATCGACACAAGGCTCATCGACGCATCCCCTGCGCCACGCGGGCGACCTTCGCGCGCCACTCGCGCGCCGTGATGCGGACCATGCCGCCGGGCGCCTGGCCGCTGCTGCCGTATTCCAGCCGGATGATGTACGGCAGGTTGTTGACGATGAAGATGCTGGCCCCCGGCCGGAAGCTGGCGAGGCCTCCCAGCGCCGTGGCCGCGGCAAGCGCGCCCTGCGGGTCGATGCGGTCCTGCGTGCCGGCGGCCGGCTGGCCGATGGTCAACTGCCAGTTCCCGCGTGCGCGGCCGGTGTCCACAGGGGTGCGCTGCACGATGGTGCCGAACATGTCGAGCGCGGCGGCGCGCACGATGGCCTCGGCCTTCTCCCCGAAGCGCTTCTCGAAGGTCCGCAGCGAAAGCCGGAAATTGCCCTGTGCCATGTCCTCACCCCGCCTGCACGAGCACGCGGTACAGCACATCGGCCGTGCCGCCGCTGACGATCTGCAGGCGCTTGACGGTCAGCGTCTGCCCGTTCTCGGTCACCGTGTCGCCGGCCTCGGGCCTGAAGCCCAGCTCGGCGGCGGAAATCAGCGCCTCGCGGCTCGTCTCGGTGATCGCCTGCTCTCCCCAGGTCTGCCCGTTCGCCCGGGTGAAGTAGACGCCGACCGTCTTCTCGGTGGTCGTCACGGGCGCAGAGCCGCTGGCCGGATCGTAGACGCCCTGCGTCACGCGCGTGTAGGTCGTCTTGCCCCCCGAGAGGGTGCCCAGCAGGCGCGAGGCCAAGGGCCGGAAGCGGCCGGCCAGGCTCACGTCCGCACCACCCGGGCCGCGACCGTCGAGACGGTGCGCTTGAAGAAGGGCGACAGCAGGTTCTCGACGGCGCGGTAGCTGACGAAGGCCGGCGCGTTCGGGTTGTATTCGACCTCGAGCACGTCCAGCTTCTCGCGCAGCGTCTCGCGCTCCACGTCCGGCGCCAGCGGGCCGAAGCCGGCGCGGTAGGCCAGCTCGGCGCACGCGCGCTGCACTTCCACTGGCACGGCGTCCGACGGGTAGTAGGTGGCGTTGAAGATCGACAGCGGCGCGACGTTCGGCGGGCGCTCGATGGGCTCACGCGGCACCCACTCGCGCGGCCAGTCCAGGGCCTGCGTCTCCTTCACGCGGTAGCCGGCCCACTTGCGGCGGTACACCTCGCCCATGAAGTCGGTGGCGCGGCGCAGCGCCTGCTCGCGCTCGTTGACGGTCATGCCTGCCCACAGCGTAATGCCGCGGTCGGCGTGGTGCTGGTCGGCGAAGGCCAGGCTGCACAGGCTGTCGGCGTTCGCCAAGCCGGTGCCATCTTCCGGGGTGAGTGCCATAGGTATGCTCGTTTGCGTGTCAGGCCAGCGGGTAGGTCTGCGATGCGCCAGCCAGCGGGAAGCCTTGCGACAAGCCGGATAGCGGATAGGTCTCGTCCACGTCGCCGGCTTCGGAAACAACGTAGGCCCGGAGCTGGGCAGAGGCTGCCTTTCCGCCCAGAAGCGCGGCGGCCAGCGATGAAGACGCTATGCGCTGCAAGATCGCCATAGCGGCGAGCGAAGCAGAGGCCAATCGGGCCTTTTGAGCCGCGGCAGATACAGAGGCGCCGGCCGTGCGAGCGAGCCGCAATGCTGCCGCCAGGTCTGCCGTCGCGGAGCGCGCGCCCTCTGCCGCAATTGACGCCGCGATGGAAGCCGAGGCCGTGCGGCGTGCCTGCACAGCCGCAGCCACGCTGGCGGTCTGCTGGCCGGAGCCGATGGCCTGCAGGCTGGCTGCCAGAGCGGCGGTGGCACTGCGCGAGGCCCTGACAGCCGAGCTTGCTGAAGCGGTGGCGGCACGTCCACTCTGAGACGTTGCCGACAGCGATGCGGCCGCCGCGCGCCTGGCTTGCACCGCGGCTGTCGCGCCCGACGATGCCGCCCGCCCAGCCTGCACTGCAGCGGCAGCAGAAGCAGCGGCAGTGCGTGACCTCTGCATGGCTGCGGCCACCGACGCCGAAGCGGAGCGCGCAACACGCAAACCGGCCGCCAGGCTTGCCGCGCTGGCACGCTGAGACTGCAACGCAGCGGCAATGCCAGCGGATGCGGCGACCGTTGATCCACCCGCAACCTCGGTGAACACCTCCACCACACGCGGGCGGAACAGTTGCCACGGGTTGGCTCCGATGGCGGCAAGCTCGGCGTCAGACAGCGCCAGCGGTAGATAGGCGCAGAGGAAAATCTGCCCCGAGAAGTGCTGGACAACGGTCCCCGTTGATACACGCGATGCGCCCACGCTGAGCGTAGACCCGGACGCCGAAAGCGATTGCGGCGTGCCGGTGATGGTGCCCGCGCCGGCCTTCCGGCCGTTCAGCCAGACCGATGCCTCATTCCCCTTGATGCGGCCGCACAGTACCGACAGGCCATTTGCCGACGAAGCAACCGATCCAGTGGCAAAGAACGGAGACCCGCCAGTGTTGAAGGCGATGAACTCCGGCGCGTTGTTGCTGCCCTTGAACCGAAGCTGAAAAACGCGCGGCGACGTTTGAGAGTCGCCGTCTAATGGGTTCCGGTCGGAGCTGGATCGCAGGCTGTCATCCACCACCACCGCAATAACGGTGTATTCGGTGGATGACTTGAACCGCGAGCCTTGCCAGGAGGCCACGACGTTAGGCGCACCGCGAACACCAAGGCCGCCCGGCCCTACGCTCGGAGCCGGAATGCCGCTGCTGCCGGTGAAATCCGGCGCTCGGTTGCCGGTCATCACCTCGCGCAAGTGCTGGCCGTAGACCAGCAGGCCGCCCGCCAATCTGGCGTCAGGGACCGCGCGCCCCACGGGCTGCGTTACCCATGGGGTCAGGTGATGCACTAGGCTCATTTCGGCTGCGTCAGGGTGCGGCCTTCAGACTCCACGCGCGAGCGCGCAGCTTCCAGCCGGCGCTGACGCTCTGAGAGGTGCCGTCGTTCTGGACCCAATATCGGCTGTCGGTCGGCGCAAACATCACATCGAACCGCTGCCGCTGAGTTGCCGTCGTGCTTGTGGCGATGATGATGCTTTGCAGAAATCCGGCGAGGTTCGTGCTACTCGGAGAAAGTCCGTCGTTGGTCCCGCCGAACAAGTCTTGCGGCGTGTGGTGCAGCGCCAGATTCCCCGCCGTGGGGCCGGTGCCAAACGCGAACTCGACCTCGAACTCCAAGTGCGGCCGGTTGCCGCCACTGGTGGCGAGGCTGAAGCCCGCATCGTTGGCCTCCACAAACGAGCCGCTGGTGATGGCGCCGCCGTTGGCCTCAAGGTCAACCCAGGCCCCGTAATCACGAATGCTCTCGCCGGCCATGTCAGGCTCCGATGTTGTTGAGGGCCGCGCTCACGGCGGCCGGTTGGATGGGGTCGGGCTGGGTCGCCATCGTGCGCAGGCCGTTGCGCTGGTCTGCGGTGATGACGCCGCCGGCCGCGAGCTGGTCGAGCAGGCCCTGCGTGGCCGGGCTTCCGATGTCTAGGCCCTCGGGCTGCGCGAGGAACTTCAGCGCGCGGCCGACGATGCGGGCCATGGGGTGCGCCGTCTGCGCAAAGGTTTCCAGCGCAGCGAGCAGCGCGTCGCCTGCCACGGGGCCTGCGGGGTATCGCTCCAGGATGCCGCGCTCGCTGGCAAAGTGGCTCGCCACCTTCGTGCGGCCGGCGCTCAGGATTGCCGCGATGGCCGCGTCTTGGCGATTGCCGGCGGCAAGAAGCGGGTCGATGGCCGTCACCTCGGCCGAGGTCAGGGCGCGGCCGACAAGGGCCTCCAGCGCGGTCTGCTGTTGCGGGCTCATTTGCGCATCTCCGGGGGATGTCCGTACATCGAACGCTCTTTCAGGTACGCGCCGTGGCAGTGCCCCATGACGCCCGGCGCCTGCTTCTGCCAGAAGAACAGCGCGTCGATGATCGGCCGCCACACGCGGCCCCACGGCTTGCCGTCGCGGTACATGCGCCACGCGCGGCTCGAAAGCGTCTCGTCTGCCCACGCCCCGCTGTGCAACGGCGTGACCAGCACATTGAGCAGTTGATCCACCGCGATGAACAACTGCACGAACCAGTGTTTTGCGTTCAGCATGTCAGGCAACCCCCGCGCCGTTGGCCGTCAGGAAGTAGCGCATCGCCTCGCTCGTGGCCGGCGCATCGAAGCGGCCGACGCCGTGCGGGCCGTAGACGATTCGGCCGTGCATGGCGAAGAACTCGCGTTCACCCTGCGCGTACTTGTCCAAGTCCAGGCGCGGCCCCTTGAAGTAGCGCCGCAGCCCGTAGTCACTGCCGCCAGCGATGAGCCGGCCGCCGCCGACTGCAAAGCTCATCTGGTAGGTGTCGAGCGCGAACGGCGCGTTGGTGGCCGTGATCCAGCGCGAGCCGTCCGGCTTCACGCCGAACCACTGGCCGCCGTCCTGCACGCCGAAGGTGGCATAGAACACCGTCCCGCGCGGCGCATAGCTGCCGTCGCTTACGGCCAGCTTGACGAAGTCATTCCCCCGCGCGCCGTCCACCGGGATGCGGCGCACGATCTGCCGCGTGGTCAGGTCCACCACGACGATCTGCTCCATGACGCGGCTGCCGACGTACAGCAGGCCATCGAGCACGTACAGGCCCTCGGGGCACAGGATGGTCTGCTGTTGCGCCTCGGCCAGCGTGGTGCTCCACAGCCAGGCCGTGTGCCGATGGTCGAGGCCGGCGTTACCCGGCCGCGTCGGGTCGCGCTCCAGCACCGCCTCCAGCACCTCGCCGTCAAACGTCATGCGCACGACCTTGTGCTGATCGCGCAGGCTCACCAGCATCGTGCCGTCGTGCTCGACGCAATCCCACACGCCCAGGCCCGTGAACACCTCGGACACCTTCGCCGGGGTGTCGTGGCTGCGGCCATCGAACTCGACGCGGCAAATGCGGTTGTTCATGCTGTCGGCCACGTAGGCGCGCGGGGCCTTCGGGTGCGGCGGGCGGCCCTCCACGGGCGGCAGGCTCGGGTCCACGCCCAGCGTGCGCGAGTCCCAGCACATGCCCCACAGCAGGCGGAAGCCGCGCCGCTCGGCCGGGATCGCGCTCCAGTCGCCCACCAGCTCGTAGGCGCCGGGCTGGCCTCGCTTGCCGGCCAGCGTCACAACCTCGCCCGTGTTGCTCACGCGCACGAAGCGCCACGGGTCGCAGGCGTAGACGTTCCGGCGCGGCGCGCTGGCGGGGTCTTGCGTCTGCGTGGCGCGCCCGACCTCGAGGTGCGTGGTGAAGCACAGCGTACCAACGCCGCGCGGGCCATCCAGCAGGAACAAGCCCTGCCCCCGGCCGTTGAGGTCGATGGCTTGATCCCAGAAGTAAGCCTGATCGCCCATCGCGGCATGGCCGCCACCGGGCAGCGCCCGCAGCATCGTCGGCGGGTAGGCATCGCCGGCCACCAGCATGTCGGCGGTCTGCTCGCTCGGGTCGGTCACGGGCGCGTAGGCGTGATCTAGCGTCGGCCGCGCCACAGCAGGCCCGACAGGCACCCAGGCCCAGGCGTGCGCGGTGTCCTCGGGCTTGTAGCGGTGCGACAGCTCAAGCGAGGACTGCACGACGGGCACGACCGTATCGACGCCACCAGCCACGCGGGCGAAGTAGCGGATGTCGGATTCGCCCTCGGCGCGGCCTGCGGTCGTGAGCGTCTTCCACCCGGGCGCGGTCGGCGCGGTGAACGTGAAGCGGAAGCGCTCGCGGCCAGCCGGCACTGTGGTCGAGGCCACCGCTTCGCCGTCGATCAGCAGCGTGTACGTGCGCTCAGGCAGCGATGCCGCGCCGGCCAGGGCGCCGCGCACGTAGTCCACCACCGCCGGCCGGCCGGGCTCCCACAGCAGCAGGCCAGTGGCGCGCTGGTACGGCGCAGACCACGCCCACGCCTCGGGCCACACAGCGCTCGCGCGGTTGATCGGCTCGCGGTGGATGACGATGCTGCCGGGCTGCGGGGCAGGCGGCGCAGGCGCTGGCGCGGGGGGCGCGGGAACAGGAGCCGGCGGTGCAGCCTCGCGCAGCACCACCACCTCGGTGCCCTTGTTCACCGTCACGAGCACGTTCGCCGACGTGTCGCCCTTGCGGCGCGTCGTCTTCAGTGTCGCGCCTTGCGGCAGCGTGACGGTGATCTTCGGCAGCTTCACGGCATCAAGTCTTTGCGGGTGACGACGACCGTCTCGCCGTCGAGGTAGACGCGCACGCCGTCCAGCTCGGCAACCGCCCACTCCACAGGCTGCGGCGGCGGTGGGCTGGCGACAGCGGCGATTTCGGCCAGGCGTGCGGCCAGCTCGGCTGGCGGCATGTCCAGGCGCGTCACAAGGTCGCCGGCCAGCCCGTTGAGCATGGGCAGCACGGCCGCGCCAGGGGCGGCCATGCCAACGCCCTTCAAACCACGGCGGCGGAACACGCGGCCAGGCTCGTCCAGCGGCATGAGCAGCGACCGTGTGCCGTTGGTGGCGACGCGGTAGCCATCCTGTTCAAGCAGCTCGAACGGGACAGGATCGCTCATGTCAGATTTCGTCCCAGGCCAGCGTGAGCGTCTCGCTCGGCGTGAGGCCCGCGCTGGCCGCCTCGGACACGCGGAGCATCATCACAAGGTGGTCGCCCTTTTCGCCAGTGCTGGTGAACGGGCCGGCGCCGAGGCTCAGCGCGGCGCCGCTGGTGTAGGTGAAGAAGTTGGTGTAGCCCGTGGTGGCGGTGGCCTCTGCAGGCGTGGCATAGGTGGCAACGGCCTTTGCGTACACCTCCACGCCCGTGCCCATGCCGTTGGAACCGTCGCTGTAGGCGCGCACGTTCGTGATCTGGCTGTAACTGCCTCCGGTCACGTTCAGGCGCAGCCACTTCTCGAACGAGTAGTCGAAGCCAGGCGCGCTGGGAACAACCATCGGGTTGTTCAGATCGACCGTCGAGTTGTCGGCGTTCTTGAAGCGGATGTTCCCGCTGGTCTTGTCGGTGGGGGTGCCACCGGCGCCGTTTTTCTCAACCAGTTGGACGGTTGCGGGCATGTTGTGCTCCTGTCAGGCTGCGGCGGCGCGCTTGCGGGCCGGGGTCGGCGCGGCGGGCGCCGGGGCGGGCTCGGCGGCGAGCTCGGGCTGGGCCTTGGCTTCGACGGCCGCGGGCGCCTCGGGCTCGGCAGGCGGCGGCGCCTCGGGTTCGACGGGCTGCGCGGGCTCGGCCTTCGGCAGCAGATCGGCCACCGGCACCGCGTCCGGGTAGTGCGCCTTCACCAGCTCGCCGGCCTGCTCGTCGGCATAGGCCGCAGTGGTGAATCGTTCGAGCTGCCCGCGTTCGGCCGACAGCAGCGCAGCGTCGCGCAGCAGCACGTCGGCGGCGTCGGGCTTGATCGCCGTGCGGACCTGCTGCGCCAGCGCCTTGACGGCAGGCCAGTCGCCCGTGGCGAACAGGCCGATGGTCTTCTTGCTCATGGAGTGCTCCAGAAACGACGACGGGCCAGCCCGTGAAGGCCGGCCCGTTGCCGCGGTTGGGGTCAGGGCTGGATCAGCCCGAGATGCAGACGACGCCCGCGAAGTCCTTGTTGGACGTGCTCACCACGTCCCAGTTGGTTGCGGTGCCGATGGCGGTGGCGTTGGGGTTCGCGCCGCCGTTGGTCACGTCCCACTTGGCGCCCTTGATGCCCAGGTTGTAGGCGTACTCGCCCTGCATGCGGGCCACGATGTTCTCGAGGCCCGTCACGGTGTCGAGGACGATCTCCTGCGTCTCGCTCTCGATGATCTCGATGCCGTTGTCCACCAGGCCGATGGTCCGGTAGAGGTCCGGCGTGCCGGCCACGCGCAGCGAGGGCGAGTCGGTCACGATCACCGGGCGGTTCAGCGACGCCGGGGTGCCGCCCATCACCTGGAAGGCCAGATCGCTGCCGTTGTTCGCGGGGTTGATCTGGAACTGCACCAGGTCGAAGTAGACCTTCGAGTGCATCACCCAGGCGCGCACGCGGCTCGCGGCGTCACCCATGCGGGCGAGCGTCGAGACGAGCGCGGCCGACGTGATGGTGCCGTTGGCGGCGATGACGTGGCGGTTGGCGTTGCTGGACGCGGCCTCCAGGAACGCGCGGCAGGCCAGCAGGCTGGTGTCCAGCATGTCGGCTTCGATGTCCTTGGCGTACATCTGGCCGAGGTAGCGGCTGTAGCCCTGCGCGCCGCTGGGGTCGAAGTCGGTCTGGAACACCAGCGCCGCCTTGCGGAAGGCGTCCAGGGTCTGCGCGACGGGGCCGATCTTGCGGGCCAGCTTCACGCTGACCATCTCGTCCATCGTCATCTCCAGGTCGGTCGCGGCCGACGTGGAGGTGGTGTCGCGGCGGCTCACCAGGCCGTTGATCTTCTTCAGGAACGAGCGGTACTCGTAGTCGCCGCGCAGGGCGCGCGTGACCACGTTGATGCCCGCGGTGCGGAGGGCGGAGGTGTCCTGCTGCAGCGTCTCGGCGAGGCCGCTGAAGAACTGGTCGTTGTAGATGCGGAAGTCGGAAGCGCGACCGATGGCCATGATGTGGTCCTTTCAGGTGTTGGTCAGGTGGCCGCCGTCTGCGCGTGGAACTGCGCTGCGGCCTTGGTGTACGCGATGTCGTCGGGGTAGTCCGCGCGCTTCGGTGCGACGCGAGCCCCGCCGGGGTTGCCTTGCCCACCGGCAGCACCGCCGCCGGAGTTGTTGGGAGCAGCGACGAAGAACTTCCCTTCGTCGCCCTTCGCCCACTCGCCGATGAAGTCCGACAGCGCCTTGTCGCCGACCTTGGCGACGCGGGTGTCACCTTCGGCCGCGACCTGGACCTGCGCGCCCAGCAGGGCCTTGGCGGCCTTGAGGTGCACGGGGTTGGTCACGCCGGCCTTGGTGAGCGCGTCGGTCAGGCCGTTGTCCACGATCAGGCGCTGCACCGCGGCGCTCTCGGTTTCGAGGGCCTTGCGAGCCTTCTCCGCCTCGGTCGTCGCGGTCTTCGCGGTCTTCTGCGCCGCCGTCAGCTCGCCCTTCAGCGTCTCGATCTGCTCCTCGAGCTTCGAGACGGTTTCGGGGTCGATCTGCTGGCCCTTGCGGGCGGTCTTCAGCTCCTTCAGCAGCTCGTCGCGCTTGGCGATGAGCGGCCCGGTGGCTTCTTCCACGGCTGCGGCAATGGCCGCCTTCACTTCGGGAGAGTTCAGGTCGATGGTGCTCACTCTGTGTCCTCTGGACGGGCGCGGCTCAGCCGCAAAAGAGAAGCCCCGCGCGGCTCGGCCGGCGGGGCTTCGGGGGTCGTCGTGCGTCAGGCGTACCTGGCGCGCAGTTGTTCCAGCGACAGCGGCCGGCCCGACTGGTCGAGCAGCTGCTGCAGCGTGATCGTTCCGGCGCGCCACAGGTCCGCGCGCCCCTTGCCGAGCATGTCGTCGGCGAACCCGGGCGGCTTGGACTTCAGCCAGTCGGCGAAGCTCAGATCGCCCGCGACCTGGCCGTCCATGCTCGCCCGGCTGCGCGCCGGCATGTCATCGAAGTCGGCGCCCAGCTCGCGGAACGACTTGAGCACCGGAATCAGCGTGGACCGGCAGTTCCAGTGCCGCGGCGGGCCGCCGTTGAACGGCAGCTTCGTGCCGCGGATCGGCTTGCCCTCCAGATCCCACACGCCGCCGCTGTAGGCCATGCAGATGTCGGTCGTGCGGCTGTCCAGCGTGCTGACCTGCTGCTGCCCGGCCACGATGTCGGCATTGGCCTGCAGCGTGTCTTGGCGCGCGGCGCTCGCAACCTGCTGCACAGCGGTGCGCGTCAGGGCCTCGGCGTGCTGCCGGCTCACGTCGAGCGCGCGGCGCACCCGGGCGACGATCTTGCTGTTCGTCTCGCCCGTGCCCACGCCCATGCGAATCTCGGTGGCGAAGCGGAAAGCCGTGTCCTGGCTCTGCCGCGCCCACCAGTCCCGCATGACGGCGCCCTGCACCATCGTGTCGTCGGCCAGGCGGGCGAGCTGCGCGGCCGCGGGCATCGCCGCCGCAATCTCCACCCCCACGGCGCGGTTCGTGGCCTGCAGCAGCCATTCCGCCTCGCCCTGGGCCAGCCCCTGCAGCTCGGCCGCGCTCGCGGCGCTGATGCGGCTGTAGTAGCCATCCACCACGCCGCGGATGTCGGCAAGCTGCTGGTTCAGCCGCTCCCGCGCGAAGGTCGTCAGCTCGCCGCCCTCGGACAGCCTGCGGACAATCTCGCGCTCCAGATCGCCCAGCAGCGCGATCACGCGCGCCCGGACGCTGGCGTCGAAGCGCAGCAGGTCGATCTGCCGGGCCACCGCAACGTCGGCCAGGCGGTCGGCGACGCCCACGTCAGGCGGCCTGCTGGCCCGGCTCGGTCGGTGCCGTCAGGGTCGGGCGGGTGAGCTCGATGCGTGTCTGCTCGTCCTCGGCCGTGACGCCGGCCGCGATCACCTCGCCGCGCTGCAGGTTCTCGAACAGCGTGTTCCACGAGATGCCGCCGGCCTGCCACGCGGCCATGAGCGCGGTCAGCTCCTGCGCGCCGATGCCCGCCGGCATGTAGTCGGTGTTGAGCTGGTAGCGCACCGTGCCGGCGATGCCAGCCCACTCGGCCATGAGCGTGAGCACGCGCTCCATGCCGCGGCTCACGACCTGCGCCATGCCGGCGAGCACGCTGCTCTCGCCGTTGGAGCGCATCGCCAGAGTGTCGGCGGCTTCCACGCCCGACTTCTCCGGCGCCAGCATACGCGCGCCCAGCGCGGCCATCATGCCCTCCTTCGCCTTGCAGCGGGCCTCCAGCGCCCCCAGGCCCTGGCCGCTGAACTCGAGGAAGCCCACCGTGGCATCCGGGCTCGGGAACGTGAGGAAGGTCTGCGCGCCGATGGCGATGGCCTGCTCGCTTTCCTCTTTCCGGTAGCCCGTGACGTAGGGCGTCGGCAGGCCGGCGAAGTGCGCGCCGTGCTCGAGGTCGGCCGTGTTCAGGTAGTGCCCGAAGTTCACGTCGGCCAGGTCGGCCAGCGGCGGCGCCTGCAGCTCGGCGCCCAGGTGCTCGGGGCCGAAGAACGTGAACGGCACCTCGGACAGCGGCGCACCGTTGCGGCGCGGGATGATGTCGTCGCCGAACTGCTCCCACTTGCCGGCCTCGGGGCCGGTCAGCGCCTTGCGGTACAGCCGCTGCACGTAGACCGTGCCGCCGGTCGCTCCCGGCACCAGCATCAGCGCGCGCAGCTGCTGCACCTTCTCCATGGCGAACGGGTCGGCCGGGTCGGGTTCCTCGGCCATCTCGTCCAGCACCAGCAGCGTCAGCCGCATGGCGTTGCCCACGCGCTGCACGCGCCACATCCGCATCGCCTCGGCGGCGTACAGGCTGACGAACGGCCGCAGATTGGCGGCCTGGGCCTGCGCCAGCGTCATCGGGCCGGCGGGGGCGGCCGGGTACTCGACCAGCGCGCCGACACGGCCCACGGCCAGCACGTCGCCCATCACCTGGCGCGCCACGTCCTCGGCGGTGCGGCCGGAGAGCGTCAGGTCGGCCATCATCTCGGCCAGCGCGGCAGGCACCTCGACCGCGGGCGCCTTGCGGAACACCATGCCCATCAGGCCGTGATGCGTGCGGCCTGTCGCGGCGTACCAGAGCGCGCGGCGCTTGTAGGCCTGGTACTCGGGATCGGTCTGCTCGCTCAAGCGCGGCAGGTACAGATCGCCCGCCTGATGGACGGCCTGCTGCCCGGCCACGGCGTCGCGGCAGCGCTTCCACTGCGGCGCGGCGGCGCTGTAGTCGGGGTGCAGGGTGTCTACGGGCATGGGCTCAGGTTCCGGTCAGCCTCACTCGGCTCAGGTTGCGGGCCGCCACCGGCCACTCGTGGACGATGAAGTAGCCCGTGGCGTCGGTCGGGTGGTCGTGGCCCGTGGTCTTGTCGGGCTCGCCGTTCTTGTCGTAGGCCTGCTGCTCGAGCGCTTCGGTCAGCGTCGGGCAGGCGCGCGTGTTCACGAGGTAGCGGCGCTCGCCGCGGTCGTTGAGGATCTGCGCATGCAGGCTCGCCACGCGGTCCTTCACGGCCGGGTTGCTGCTGTTCACGCGCACCGACAGGCCGTGCTGCTGCAGGATGCTCAGGTCCGACTCGGCGGCGTTCTTGCTGCTTGTGTTCTGGCCGCTGGCGTCCGGGTACACGATGACCTGGTGCCCGCGGGCCTTGTAGCGCTCCCGCAGCATCCGCGCCATCGTCGGCGTGTCGCGCACGCCCACCAGCTCGGCCACGGCGCGCGGCTGGCCCTCACGCACCACATGCACGACGCCGGCCATCTTCAGGACGTTGAAGTCCATCCCGACGTGCAGCACGTCGCCCTCGCGCACCTCGTCGTCGCAGTGGTTCAGCCTGCGGTCGAAGTTCGGGTAGACGGCGCCGCTCGTCAGGTTCACGAACTGCCCGCGCAGGTAGGCCTCGATGAGCTGCGGCGGGTAGCTCGCCCGCAGGCTCTCGATGTACCCCGCCGGCAGGTTCTTGCCGTTCTGGTACGTGCTGGCCTGGACCATGCCGTACAGGCCCTGCAGCTCGGGCTTCTCCCGCACCTGCTTGACCCACTGCCGGTACACGAACTGGAAGCCCTCGGGCGTCGTGGTCACGTCCACGCCGTTGCGAAGGCCGGGCGCCTGCTGGCGCATGCGGGCGATGATCTTGCGCCAGGCTGTCTCGGCCTGGGGCAGCTTCATCACGTCCAGCTCGTCCACCAGCGCGTGGCCGATCTTGAAGCCGACGATCTTGTTCGGATCGTCCATGCTTCGGCAGATCACGGTCGCGCGAAGCTGCCGGCCGGCGTACAGGTCAACCTCGCGCACGCCAGTTCGGACGACGGCGCGCAGGCCCCAATCCTCGGCCACTTCCTCGATGGTGGGATAGAAGATGTCCCGCACCATCGGGAACGTGGGCGCGAAATAGCCGGCGTTGATGCGCGGGAACTCCCAGGCGTGCTGGCACAGGCCGGCGCAGCCCACCCAGGTCTTGCCGCTGCCGAAGCCGGCCACAAAGGCGCGGAACTTGTGCGGCAGCTGCAGGAAGTCGTCCTGCGGCCCGTTCAGGGTGGGCATCAGGCCTCGGGGACGCTGGCGTCTACGCGCTTGACGGGCACGGCCATTGGCGGCACGTCGTCTGCGCCAGCAGGCACAGCAGCCACAGTCCCGAACCCGCGCTCAAGCAGGGCCACCGCGGCAGAAAGGCGAACCCGGTCGTTCGAGCTGTTCGCCATCAGGTCGGTGATGACCGTCAGCGCCTCGGGGGCTCTGGCGCGGGCTGCCGCGATGAGGTCGAAGTCCTCCTTCGTGCGCTTACGCCGGCCGCCGGGGTTACCCGATTGCCCCTTCTTGAACGGCATTGCTAGGCATTGCTCTCAATGCCGCGCGTGGTTCGTGCCATGTTGCACCTCGGCCCAGCCTCGGCGGGTTGCGCCCGGCTCTGCCAGGCGTTGGGGTTGCAGCGCATCGGACTCAGCCCACAGGGCCTGCGCCGCGCCGTTCTCACTCAGCCAACCTCACCCCGGGAGTGCGCCAGGGGGAGTGCTCAGGGGCTTGTCACCCCTCGGGCGGATTGGCTCGCCCGGATGAATCGGTGTAGGGTAGCTGCCTCACTTGGAGGTCAGCATGTCCCGCCTGTTCGTTGCTCTGCTCGCCGTGGTCGCGCTCGCCGGCTGCGAGTCCATGACCCACATCGACGGCAACACGGTCAGCATCAAGCACGAGCACTTCGGCAGCGGCTGGCAGGGTCACGTCGCCGAACTGGCGACGACGGCGTGCAAGCAGGCCGGGAAGGCGGGCGCCGAGCTGGTGCAGCACGCGCCGGCAAGGCCGGGTTCCCCGATGGGGCTGGGCGCCACGGTCTCGACGTACCGCTGCGTCTGAGCCCAGAAACGACGAAGCCCGCACGGGGCGGGCTTTCTGCGGAGACACCTCCGCGGGCCGAACTGTAGCACCGTCGCGCGAGCGCTACAACCCCAGCTCCCGGCCCAGCATGTCCACGGCGTCGGCCACCATCTGCGCCCGCTCCACAGCATCGGCCGGCAACCGCGGGCTCATCCAGACGCTGGCGCCGGTCGCGCGGTTGCGGGCGAGCACGTACAGCGCCGTCCGGTGCGGCTGCGGGACGCGGTTGACGGCATGCCCGATCTGCTGCGCCCACCGGCCGCGCTCGTCGGTGTCGAACGCTCCGTTCGTGTCGTCGTGCTGCCGGCTGGCCTTGAAGCCGGCGGTGCTCGGGCACTCAGTCGGGTAGCCCTCGACCGGGATCCAGCCCTTCTCGAAGCGCCACCAGAACACCAGGGCTTCGAGCAGGTCTTCGGGGGTGATTGCCATTGCAGCCGCGCTCACAGAAAGCCCATCCGAGGCTTCTCGGGGCGAGGAACGGGTTTGCCAGTAACTTCCTCGGCAACCTGTCGGACTTGCTCGGCCGCGTCCGGCTCAGGCTCAATGTGCAACGTCGTGGCCGTGCCCATGCTTGGATACGGGGCCTCGTAGCCGAACCAGTAGTCCCACCACTCAATCATCGCTTCATCGCCTCCCGCCGCTTCTTCTCGGCCTCGAACCACTTCAGGAACTCGGCCTTGACGCGGGCGGCCATGGGGGCGTCGGCGGCGGCCAGGCGCTCGAGGTAGGCGGCGCGGGCGTCTCGGCCGTGCAGGCGCTGCATCGTTGCCACGTGCCGGTCGCACTCCGGCTGGCGGGCTTGCCACTCGGCCAGCTTGTGCAGCCGCCACTCCTCGGAGGCGGTGTCGACCTCGCGGCCGTCGGGGAGGCGGGCGGTGGGCATCACGGCTCCACTCTCTTGATGCGCCAGGTCACGCCGGCCAGCGTGAACACCTCGCCCACGCGCGCCAGGATCGGCGCGGTCTGCGGACCCGAGTAGCAGAAGCGGGCCTCGGTCCAGTTGCCGGGGCCGACCGGAATGCAAACCAAGGTCACTGCCCCTCCTGCTGCGCCGTCCAGGCCACCGCGAGCGCGGCCCAGGCGTGCGACGTGACACCGTAGGTCGGGCCGGGTGCCTTCTTCGTGCCGGGCGCGCCGAGCGTGTCGATCAGCGCCTGCCGCACGTTCGGGTCTTTCGCCCGGGTGCTGCCGCACAGGTGGAGCTTCACGGCCGAGCGCTTGATGAGCCGCACGGCGTCGGGCGCGTGCCAGGCCTGCACGAATCGCCCGGTCCAGAGGATCGTCTGCACGCTCTCGTCGCCGATGGCCATGCCGCGGGCCTCGAAGCGCTCGACGGCCAGCATCATCGGGTCCACCAGCCCGGCGCGGATGTAGCCGCCGGTCACGCGCAGCCGCTCGAGGATGTGCTCGTTCGGGCTGACTCCGGATTCCTGAACGCGGCGGCCGTCAAGGATGGCGAAGCCGCTCTCCTTCGTGCCGGGGTCGATGGCGAGGATCTTCATGCCAGCAGCTCCCGAAGCCGCTTGCACAGATCGCGCCGGCTGCACGCTAGGGCAATGCACAGACGGCTGATTGCGTGTTCGACCTGCCGCATGGTCAGGCCCATGGCTGGCGCGATCTTGACCGGCGGCAGGCCGTCAGCCAGCAGTGCGGCCACTCCGCACAGGCGCGGGGCTAAGGGCGGCAGGTAGGCTGCGCGAAGCTCGGCGTAGGCGACGGAAGTCATGCCGGCACCTCCTCGTCGGCTTCGACGGCCTGGGCCTCGCTCGCCGGCCTTGAGCGCCCGGCCAGCTTCGCGGCGCAGCAGGCGGCCACCCACCGCTGGCTGGCGGTGAGCTGCCGGCCGCTGGCCTCGGCCTCGCGCAGCCGCTGCAGCACGGTCGCGGCCTGGTTGCCGGTGATGCCGCCAGCCGCGCGCGACAGGCGCTGCAGCACGGCCTTGCGCTCGTCGCGGGTGCGCGGCGCCGGGCGGCCAGTGTTGGCCTCGGCGCAGTAGGCCGCGAAGCAACCGCTGCACTGCGCGCCCAGGCTCGCCAGCGTGTCGTTCGGCGTCCAGGCGCCGCACTTGTGGCACTTGCCGTGCTCGGCGTGGAAC